GTAAAAAACATATTATATAATATTATATAATATTATATTATATAATGTCATATTATAGTAAATATTTAAAATATAAAAATAAATATTTAGTATTAAAAGGTGGTTCTCAAAACTTAGAGATATTAAGAAAAAGAATTCCAACAGAAATAAATTTACTAAATGTATTAAATGTAAAAAATATAAATTTTAATGAAGAAGAAAATATACTTAAATTAGAAGATAATACAAATAAATTTAAATTTAAATTAGATAAATATCCATTTATAAAACCTATATTCTATAAAAATAATACTATAATTAATGTTAATGTACTGATAGAGTGGAGTGCAAGTAAAACATTAAAAGATATATTAGAAAAATATTATGAAAGAGAAGCAAGTGAATTTAAAATATTAATATTTTGCCATCCACGAATTGTATCTGGTAGTATTAATAATATTGAAGGACATTTTCTAGGCGGTGATATTTCTTTTTTAGGTAAAGAAGCTGGTATAACTGAAACTGGAAGTCTTACTATAGATACGGTAGATATATTACCAGGTGGTATTTATCAAGCAGATGCTTTTAGTGATGAATTTATTAATGAAAATTTATATAAATATAATTTAGTTTTTATTCCTGATTGTGGTGGTATATGGTACGAATTACAAACAAAATTTACAGAAAATACACCTGAAGTAAAAAATAATAATTTATCATTGCTAATAGATTATATAATAAAAGTATTAAATTTAGTAAAAATTAATGGAATAATAACATTTGGTAAAATATTATTTCGTGAACCATGTAAAATTAGGGATATAGATTTTAATAATTTTATTGAAGCAATTATGTATTTTTTGAAGGAAAATAATTTTATTTCATATTGTAAATCTTCACTAATATATTCAGGATATGAATTAATTATAGGAAAAAGAATGCTATAATACAAATTATAATATTTAGATTAAGACATTTAATATATAATTATTTAATATATAATTATTTATATATTAAAAATAGTTTATTAAAATCAGTAAATTTTTAAGAGTATAACATAATAATTTAATATTCATTAGCGTAGTTGCTATTAATAAGATTATTAATATTATTAGTATTTGCTTGATCATTGCAGCATTTTGTAATTTGATTTTCAGAGAGTGCATATGTTATATCTTCTGGAGTAGGATGGCATCCAGAAAATGTGGAATTAACTTGAGAAGGAGTGAAAACAGATGAAGCAGATTTAAATGTTAAGATATTTTGAGAAGGATTAATTACTATAGGGCATATAGTAGTGACTGTAAATTCAGGAGGTACTTTTTCAACTTGACCGGACATTTATAATATAATATTTAATTAGAAAAAAAATAAAAATTGGCTATATATTAAATTTAATCACAAGATATTTCATCATCTGATAATAAGTTATTATTATAATCTTTAAATTTATTTATAAAATTTAATCTATATTGATATTTTTTAAAACTTGATGAATTTAATAAATTATTAAAATGAGTTAATACTATGATTAATTTAAATATATTGTATTTATGTATAATTAATGAAGAACACTTATTAAAATAATTATTTATATCATTTTCAAGATTAATTTTATTAAATTTATTAATATGTAATAAAAATTTATATTCACTCTTAGTATTATTAAGATAAATTTTTATTAATTGTTCGGGAGAGTAAATATTTGTATTAATTTTGTTTAAAATAGTAGATGGTAAAATATTATTATAAAATAGTAAATATAACTGTTTAAACTGTTGCATTGAGCAATTTGTAAATTCATATTTATCATTAATAAAATCATCAAAAATTTCATAATAAGAACGTGTAGTTAATATAATTAATTTAGCTGAAGAGTTATAATTATATATAATATTTAAGAATTTTAATATTTTAGATTTATTAGAAAATTCTGTATTTTTAATACAAGAATTTAAGAGACTATTTTCTGTATGAGAATCATTATCAATACAAATATTTTCAACAACAAGTATAATATTTTTTATAGAATTAATATTATTTAATAAAATAGTTAAATCTAATTCACTGTCAATATTATTTAGATCAAGATAATAAAGTTGATAATTCAAATAACTAGCTATTGCATTAACAAATGATGATTTACCAGTACCAGAAGGTCCGTAAAATAAATATATTTTTTTAAATGGAATATTAAAAAAATTATATTTATTTTTAGAATTAAAAAAATCTTGAAAATCATTAATAATTTTAATTTTAAAATCATTATTTAATATTATTGAATTCATATTAATAATTTTAATTTCTTTTTCAATCCAATCATTTGAATTGTTAATATATTTTTTAGAAATAGAATTACCAATTAAATAATTATTATATTGAATAATACATTTTTTTAAAAAATTATTAATAACATTTTCATTTTTAAATTTTTTAAATATTAATACAATTTTATTAGAATTTAAAATACATGAATTATTATTAGATAAAAATAATAATATAAAATCGTTATTAACTAATTTAATGTATTTTTTTTTAATTTTTAAATTTTTAATAATTTTATTAGTATTGTAATCATATTTTGTAGAATTATTACTAATGAACCATTTAATTGCTTTATATAATTCAGCTGATTTATTACTAATTGTGATACTCTTTGATTTATATTTTATTTCATCTTCAAATATTATTTTATTTATTAATTTACATATATTAGTTATATTATATAACTTAAATAAAAATAAAAAAAATATTAAAAAAGTTATACAGAATATAAAATTTATTGAATAAACTTTTGCGTAATTTTCAAATTTATGTAAAAAATTATTGAAATAATTATTTAAAACACATATTATAATATTACTAAAACTATATAAATTATGCATATTTAGTAATTTTATAAATATAAATTTTTATATTATTTGTATTATTTGTATTAAATAAAAAATAATATAAAATATTATTTTTTAATTATAATGGGATATTAATTAATTAATTAATTTTATATGTATATATATATATATATATATAAATGTCTGGAATAAATTCATTAATTCTCAATGGTCAAGTACAAACAAATAATCAAGGAACTACCTCATCTAATAAATCAAGTACAAATTCTTCAACAAGTGATGTTAATATATTTCCCGTAAATTCTAGTTTAGATGCTAGTAATTATGTTTATGATGGTCAAACAATATTAATGATTAATTCAACATTAAATCCTAATTCTAATTTAATAAAAGCTCAATATTTTGATCCTGTAAATGGTTCAAACGGTATGAGCGGTTCTTTTGGATTTATAGATTGGAATTTTAATTTAACATCATCTAGTTATTTAAATGGATCAATGTCTGCATCTTCATTATTAAGTGAACAAACTACTTTATATAATAATTTGCAACCATTTAATAATTCTCTTGGAAATTATAGTTTAGATATAACCGATGGAAATACATTAACGAGCAATGGTTCATCTACCAAAACATTATTTTTTAGTTTAACATCACAACCATACGTATGTTATAAAGGTGATTTTGTAAATGGTACTCCAACATATGACAATGTAAATCCTAATTATTCATCAAATAACAGTGATAATTTCATATTTACTTCAAATTATTATACACAACAAAAGAACGAAATATTAATAATTCAATTAGTATTTACAGTCAGTAATACTAATTCATTGAATGTATCATCTACCAGTTCATCAACACCCATAGTAAGTGTGATAGTATATAATAAAATAATATCTCAAGCTGACTTAGCTAATGGAAATATATCAAATTCAAAAGTATATACTGCTGGTCCTATTCCTTTACAATATATGCAAAGTGGATCAACATTTAATCCATTAAATGGTAATTTTAATATTTATAATAATATTCCTATTATTATTGCTGAAGGATATAGTAAATTATATTCAACAATACCATTAATATATGTACCACCAGTAAACAACAATGATACATATAATGGTCAATACTTAAACAATGGTAATTATAGTACTTGCCATAGTATTCCTGGATATTATATTTCCAATAATACACCAACTGTACCTTTAAATGGTGCATCATTAAATTCTACAGAAGTACCATTTGTTAATCAAATAACATATGGTCATTTTGTAGTAGGAATTGCATATTCAAGTGATTTTGCAACATACAATCCAGGAACAACAATTTCATCAGAAGTATTAATTAAAAATATATGGAGATCACCAATATCAATATATAATAGTTACCAAGCATTTTCAGTAAATGATATGGCTACTAAATTAGTTGTTTTATTATTTGGAAAATCTCAAAATGGTGGTACATTTTTAGTAACAAATACAGGAACTTTATTAAAGAACATAACAAATTATGCAGTAACATCTTTAAAAAATTTCATGAATATAATGAATGTAATAATTACAAGTTTTGATGGAAACACATCTTTAGTAGATTATTTTATTAATCAAAATGTTGCAAATAATATTAATGCACAAGGTTATAATATTCAAACAGTTATTGTTCAACCATTATTAGACGGTAGTATACTAAATCCCCCAACAGTATCTAATTGTCCGAACATGTATTATTTATTTTTGAATAATTCAAATAGTTCAAATATGACTGTTGATCCATCACAACAATTAGTATTTGGACAAAATATAAATCAACCATATTTTGGATTACAAAACAGTGTATTATGTTCAAGTGGTGATGGAATGTATTATAGTAGCACTTTATCAATGTTAGAAGCAGGTCCAACTAATAAATATTTATTTGCAAATTCATTATATATTGGATTAAATGTTATAAATAATCAATCATATTACATGTTAATAATTTTACCCGAAGCATTATTTAATGGTGTTCCTATTAGTACATCACAAAATGTGCTTTCAATTTTTGCAACAAATGAAACATTATTTTATTTAACAGCTGTAAATAATACATCATCTAGATTTGTACCGTCTAATTACACAGTTTCTGGTTCATCTAGTAATAAAACATCATCATATAATATTAACAAGATAGTATTATCAGTATCAAATAATAAATTGATATAAATTATAAAAAATTATAAAAAATTATAAAAAATTATAAAAATTAATTAACATAATTAATTTAATTTAGTATGAGTAGAATATTATAAATAAAATATATTTATTTATAATATAAAGAATATTAGTTGTAATGAATAATTCTCAAGTTAAAATAGTTTATAAAAAACCAACAAATTATGATAATATGACAACTATTTCAAGTGATAATAATAGTATTAATGATAGTAGTATTAATGATAGAGAAAGTTATAAAAATGATGATATAATATTAGAAAATATAGAATTAAATTCTACTAAAACAAAAAAAGATGTTAATTATTTAGAAAAGTTTGATAATATTTTAACAACTATTGATATAAATGATGGTTTATTTGTAGGGATATTATTATTAGTATTTATAACAATAATAATAATTTTTTATAAGAAAATTTAATAATTAGTAATAAATTTCAATAGATCATCAATCGTTTGATTATCATTATTTTTAATTTTTAAATTTATAATTTCTTTAATATTTTTAATTAATGTTTTATGATTATCATTTAAAATAATATTATTTTTTATAATATGTTTTAAAATAAGATGTAAACAAGTATTACCATAATTATCTTGTTCATTAAAAATATTTTTATTAAATTCTATTAAAATATTTATTAATTGTAATATATTTTCATCATTTATACTAAAACATAATCGATGTATTGGTATTTGTCCCCATTTATCTTTAATTAATATATTTGCATTATATTTTAATAATATATTAACAATTTTAATATTACACAAGAAGACAGCTATATGTAATGGAGTATCACCATCTTTATCTTGTTCATTAATATTAATATTTTTATTAATTTTAAAAATATTTTCCAATTGTGAAACATTATTATTAGCTACAAGTTTAAATAAAATTGGATTAAAATTATAATTATTATCACTAGAATTATTTTTTTTATTATTTATTAAAACAGTTGATTTATTAAATTTAGGAGTATTAATAAATTTATCAATAATATTAGTATTTTCATTATAATCTTTTTTATAAGTAAAATTTATTGGATTTAAATAATAGTTATCAAGATTTGTATTTATTAGATTCATTTAATTAATAGAGATAAAAAAATTATAAATTTAACATTTTATATTAAGTAAAATTATTTTAATAATATAAAAAAAAAATAATATATTTAATAATAATGTTTATAAATATATTATTAGTTTGGTCAATAATTGAATTAATTAATTGGATAAATTATGTTTTTATTTACTTTAATTTATCAAACACACGTACAATTAATATTAATAATAAAAAAATAGATAATTTAATAGAAGCAATTAAAAATTGTACAAAAAATGAAATTGAAGATATATTGCGAGCTGCAATTATCTATAAAAAAGATAGTTTAATTAAAAAAAATAATTATAATTTAGAAATTAATGATTTATCTTTAATTGAAATAAATTATATAATTAAAAAAAATATATTATGTAATAAAAAACTAGATAAAATAGATGAAATAAGAAATATAATTGAAAATAAGTTAGAAATTAAATTTAATGATATTAATCAAAATAGATATATTATAAATGAATGGGGTAATTTATTTATATATTTTAGTTTTCTACCATTTATATTAATACTAATAATAAAAATAGTATCTAATTTGATTCATTATTATATGATATTTTATTTAAAATTTAAATATAAAGTATATGAAAATAAATCTATTGGTTTTTTATATAATAATTATAATCCAAATAAAAAAACAATATTATTTATTCATGGTTTTGGATTTGGATATTTTCCTTACATACAATTATTAATAAATTTACAAAAAGAATATAATCTAATAATTATAATATTACCAAATATATCTCAATTTTTATATTCAAAAGAAACAAAATTAAATAACAAGAATATAATAAATTCAGTTTATAATTTTATAGAAACTAATAATTATAATAAAATAAATATTTTATCGCATAGTTTTGGAACATTAATATCATATAAAATAACAAAAGATAAACGATCAAAAATAATTGAAAAGAATATTTCAGTAGATCCAATATATTTTTATTTAGATTATTACAAATTACAAAAACATGCTAATTTTCCATTTTACAATAAAGAAAACATAATTTTATATTTATTTGATAAATTAAATAACTATCTTATTTATGATTCAATATATTTAAAATACATATGTTATAGATATTTATTTGGTCCAATGTATTGGTTATATTTAAATAAAAATAATAATTATAAAAAAATGATATTTGTTTTTCACAAAAATGATTATGTTATTAATTCATCATTAATATATGATAAAATTAAAAATAATGCTAAATCATATTTTTTAGATTCAAATGATTCAACACATGGTACTATTTTATTCAATAATAATAAATATGAACAATTAATAAATATTATTGAAAATTAAAAATGCATATTATTTTTATATTAACATTTTTTGTTTATTATTATAATACTTAGTGTTATTAGTGTTATTAGTATTATTAATATTGAATAATTAATTTCAAAATTACTAAAATCATTTATATATGATTTTATTGAATTATCCGTTTGTGTAGTTGATAACTTATTATATTGTTGATTTATTAAAGATTTTGTTAGAACATATGCATTTATATTACGATATAATATCATATAACCTATATACGAATCTAATTGATCAACAATAGGTAAAGCTCTTTCTAATAATTTTTTAGCTCCTTTTTTATTAATTATATATGCATGTAATCCATAATTAATACTAATAATTTTAAGTACTAATTCATTTAATTTATTATTTTTATGAAAATCAAAAGGACCAATAAAATAACCAAGATAAATAAAATCCCAATCATTATTTACTGAATTTAAAAAAGTATTAATTTCATTTATGTTTGATACTATACTTAAATCATCTTCAAATATTTTAAAAATATTCTTGATCAGATTTTAATAACATTTCCTATAATTTTATGTGTGATAAATAACATCCAATTGCTCCATTTGAACCAATTTGATTATGTAAACTTCTTTTATTAATAATTGTATGATTAACAGACGGATATATAATACTTTTAATATAATCAGAGTTAATATCATCAACATAAATAGCATTAAATCTTTCAGGATTTATATTTAATGTTTTTAATTGTTTAATTGATTCTAAATATTTATCTGAGTTAATATCTTTTTCTAAATTAATTATATAACTTTTAATATTAGAAATATTCATCATATATTATTGGTAATATATAATATAAAAAATTGAAAAATTAATATAATTAAATAATAATATTGATACTCGATATCTTAAATAATTATATCATAAATAATTATATTAATGTTATTTGAAAATACTAGTAGTATTATAGATGATAATAATGATATTTATAAATTAGATACCAAAAAAAACATTAAAGAGCAATTAATAATATTAGCTAGATCTGAATCAGATGAATATATATATGAATTTTATAGTAAAAATAAGAATATAATATTATCAAGTAAATTTGCAGAAAAAAATGCATATTCATTATTAAGTGAATTATGTCGAAAATCAAAATATAATGTATTAGAAATATTGTTTAAAGAAATGAATAAAGATGTTAAAAATATAAAAGTTAAATCTATAAAAAATTTATTACAGAATTCATATTCATTATTAAATAATGCAGTATGGTTATCAAAATCAGATATTAAAATTTTAGAAGAAGAAAAGGAAGAGTGGATTCATAAGAAAATAGATGATATAATTAAAACGATAATTGTAATAATTAATGAATATAGTTCAGAAATAATTTTTACTAAAAAAATAATAGAAACAGATAAAAATAAACAAACTCAAATTAGGTTGGTTAAAGAAAGTTTTTTTGAAGCATTACTAGATCCATTAAATGGATATAATAATGATAATAATTATACTTATTCTTATATAATATATGATAATTTAACAAGAAATTTTTCTGAAATATGTAAATTAATAAATCCAGAAAAATTTAAATATATGATATCCGTAATAACTAATAAAATTTCAATTAATTCAGATATTAAAGAACATACTAAATATTATAATGATTGGTATTGTTTCTTAATGACTCATTTTACTAATAATTTTTTAATAAAATTAATAAATGATTGTATAATTTTAACAAGTTATTCAGTTCAATCTGAAAAAGATTTTGATGAACAAAAAGAAGATTCATCAATTAATAAATTTATTAACATGATATTTTTAAAGCCAACTATTATATTTAAAAGGTATTTTAATTATTTTTACGAGTCAGAAAGCAAAAAAAATCAATATTATTTAAATATAGTTAAATTTATAATAAATGATGTATATAAATTATATTTAGAAGCTATAAAATTATATAATAAAGAAATTGACGAATGTATAAAATTTGAAAAAGAAGGAGAATCAATTGACATTATTAAGGAGAAGATAAAAATATTAAGAAATGAAAATATTCATAAAAATAGTTCAAATATATTTTATTTTGATATATTAGATAATGATAAATATCAAATTGATGATTTTATTAAAGATGAAATTAAAAAACATGAATTATTATCAGATAAATTAAATTGTGTTTATAGATATTCAATAGATAGAATATCTAAAAATTTTCACAGAGTATTTGGTTCATTTTATAAAAATAATTTTTTAAAAGAAGATATTATTAATATTATCATGAAAAATAATTTTAAATATACAAATATCAATATGATGATAACATTTGTTAAATATTCCAATATTAGATGGGATGATAATTGTAATTATCATAAAAAGATGATGATGTTATTCAAAAAAAAAAAAGAAGAATTTTTAAATTTAGATAAAAAATTAACTTTACAACAAAATAAATTTATTTTATTATTTAATATTTATAATGATAATTATTATAATAAAAATATCAATATTAATTTATCATTAGTAAATGAAGTTTCAGATTTTATTCCAATCAAAGATAATTCTTTACTTATTAAAAGTACTAGTTTTGATGGATTATCTACTTCAAATGATTTAAGAATTTTAACACAAACACCAATTTTTAATAAAAAGAATTTTATAATATCACCAGCAATATCATCATCCCCTATATTTTTTGAAGATTTTCCATTACCAGATGAAACATTATTAAAATATATTAAGAAATATTATATTAATTATCAGTATAATCAAAATAATAAAGATTATGAAGAAAATAAAGATAATCAAGATAAAATACTAGATTATCTTTATAAAAATAAAAATTTAATATCAAAAGATATAATAATTGTTACATTTTTGCGTTCACTGGTAGATATTAAATTTGATGATCTAATATTAATGTCTGAAATTATTCAAAAAGTTAATAATATTATTAAAATTGATATGAGTATTATTAATGATATATTTAAAAAATATATTGAATTTGAAGATGATTTAAAAATAGATAATGTTAATTTAACAAATCAACTTAATATTATCTTTAGAACTTAGTAATACCAATATGGTTTTTTTATAATAAAAACAATAATATTTATTTCAACATTACTATTATTATATATATCAAAAAGACTAGTAATTGATGTTTTTTTAGTTAAATTATAAAAATATCCAATATTATTTTCTTTTTTAACAATTAATTCTAAATTATTATGATAATTATAATTTAGAATTATCATTAATAATTTTGTTGATTCGTGCTTAGGATCTATTATTTTATTAATATCAAAATGTGAATATGGTTTAATTTTTATTAAATAATTATTCATATAATTAGGTATTATAATGCGACACATATGATCAAATTCTTTTAGATTGATATGATCTAAATTATTATCAATATCTTTTATATTATATTTTTTAATTTTTTTTTCTAAAAAATTTGATATGTTACTAAAATAAATACTATTATATTCTACTAAATCTATTGAATTTTTTCCACCATAAAATATAATCATTATTGTTATCATTATTAAAACTATTACAAATGTCTCATAATTCATTAATGCAAATAATATATAATATATCTATATTATATCTAATAATAAAAAATTATAAATATTCACTTTCACTTGAAATTAAACTTATTAAATTAACTGTACTATCTGTTATAATATCTTTTTTTTTATAATTATTACCTCCTCCTGTCATACCACCACCTACTTGTGAATATATTATACAAGCTACACAAATACAACAACTACATATTACAAAAAATGAAGCTATTTCACTATTAGGACCTCCAAATAAACCAGTTGATATTTGTGATAATTTTCCTTCAGCTTTAGCTGTTATTTCTTGATTTGTAACAGTAGAGGTAGTTCCAGCAAGTTTATATTCTGAAAATACTGCATTCGTTGTATTTTGAACAGCCTCATTTAATTGTTTACATTCGGTCATTAAATTAAGAACATTTTCTTGAAAACCACAATTAATATCAACACCATCTTTACCTGCTTCTATATCAGCTAATGAAATATTATTTGTTTGTAATACATTACTAAGGCATTCATTTACAGTAGTTGCATTAAAATTAGATGATAGTTCTTGTTTTGTTTTATTTACTATATTTTGAACCATATCATTTGTTATATTAACAGTATTATTTGTTGTTGATCTGTTAGTATTAGTATTTCCAATACCACCCATTGTAAGAATACCTTTATCTTGTTTATCTAAAGTTGCTGCTGCTGCTAATTCTACTTTAACTCCATCTTTAGCTGCTTGTTGTAACATAGCTTGAGCTTTATTTAACATTTCAGCCGCCATAGCACTTTCGACTTTTGATCCTTGTAAACACGACAATGTTACATTTCCTGCATTACTTTGTTTACCACCATTAAATTTAAAACCACCTGTAGTTTTTACACCTTTTACACTACATGCATTTTGTTGAACTGTTGATTGAGAGCAAGTGCTTGCATTTTTGATCATAGTATTAACAGCAGTACTTACCATATTATCATTAATATTATTAATCTGACTTCGATTTAATGTATTTGATGTATTTGATACCGAAACTTCATTAGTATTTTTATTACCTATGCCTCCACCCAAACCCAATAATAGGAATGCCATAAATTTTTATTATATATGTATACAATAAAAAAAAATTATAAATTATTAATATTTGAATTTATAATATATTTTTTTGAAAAGTCATTTAATTCAACAGTAAAATTTAGTGAATAAATATCTTTATTTGAATTTAAAGATACTAAATTTAATAAATATGTTTGTAAATTTTTTGTAGTTTTTTTTTCTATATATTTATTTTTATTTATACTATTATCAAATGATGAAAATATAAAACTATTATCAATATTTCCATTAATATCATATTTATTTAAACCAATATTAATAGTTCCACCTGAATTAATATCAATATTTATAGGAGAACTTGTATTTATATTTTTAGTTGTTAATAAATACAATTTTGAATCATTATTTAATGAACATGAAAATTTTAATGTTTTATCATTTAAATTAACTGATTTAACTGTTTTATTACATAATGTATTTTTTAATTCTGTTGTTGTTTCAATAATATTTGATTTATTATCATTTATCATACTACCATAAAGATTTATTAATTCATTATTCATAAATAATTTTGGAAAATAACCAGTATTAATATTTTGTAAGTATAACATATCATTAAATTTTACTAATGTAAAATCAATATTATTAAATGGTAAATTATTATCTAATGCATAAATACCAGGTATTAAAACTAACCTATATGAATTATCTATATTATTATTTAATAATTTATTATTACAATCTTTATTATCAATATATTTTTTTTCACATTTATATAATGAATCATATATATCACAGTTCGAATCTAAATCTATTATACATAAATAAAAATAATTAGGATTTATACCATTATTTACATCAAAATCTATACCTTTGATATATGGAGGAAGTAGTGGTAAATTGACTCTTAATCTGAATTTACTATCAACCATTAATAACTCAATATCATCATTCGTTTTAATATTTAATATTTTATTTACTTGATTAATATCTATTAATGTATCATCTATATTGATTGAATTTTTAGATATTAATATATTTTTATTTGATTTTTCTTCATTTTCTACATTACCACTCATTAATGATGATAAATTTATAATATTATCTTTATATATTGTTTTCGGTTCTTCTGGAATTTTCTTTTTTACTAATAAATTATTGTATTTACTTATTAAATACTTTTCAACCTTTAGTATCTCATTTAATGTTAATTTTCTATTATATACTATTATACAAGCTATTGCCCAATCAGATTTTCTGGAATACCTATCTTTATCTGAATTAATTGCTAAATTAGTTGTACAACTATTTTTACCAGTAGTATAATTGTTTAAATTAGCTCTATAATTATCATTTTGATCAGTAGATAATATCCAATTATTTGGCAAATTACTATTAATAGACAACCATCCATTATGATAAGCTACACCTACTTTACCTTGTGAAAATCCTGATAACCAATTATTATTAGTTATACCAGAAAATATTCTACCTTTATTAATGCCATTATATTTTGCGATATGAAATAATGTATAATTTTTAGGTAATATATTTTTAGGAAATTCAATAGAAGTATCAACAGTACCAGTTAAATAATTATTTTCAATAAGAATTGGACCATTAATTAATGCATTATTTTTATTAGGAGTTAAATCTTTTAAGATATTAATATTATTTGTAGAATAACTATTAACATTATATACAGCAAATAAACCGTTAGTTATAGGAATATCATTTATTATAATATTATGATTATTAATATTACTAATATTATCAAAATTATCAACATTATTATAATATTTATAATTTAGAATGTAATCAGTATTAAAATAAATAATA